GCGGTAGAAGCATATAATCGCAGATATCATATAAATAATATATAGAGAGAATGGACATGAAAAGAATTTATAAAATACCAGAGCATAGCCGGTACATAACAGTTGAGGCTACCGAAGAAGGAATAACAACAATATTTGAGCCGGATGACACGGGAGCCTTTATATGCGAGATAACAGAGGAACTGGAGTATATTCCATCAAAGAATGAACTGTCAATATTTTGGGGAAACAGCAATTCCGGAATAGCTGTCATAGGGAAGCTGAAAGATATTCAGTTTGATGAAGATGGATGCGTATTTGAAGCTAATACAGGCTTATGGTACGACCACGCTATCCGCTTCAGAAACTCTGAGCAATACGATAAAATCCTTGAAAGCAATGCCTTGTAAATCTACGAAGTCAAAGCTCAAAGACACGCTGGATAAGGTCTTTAGCGAATACATCCGCTTAAGAGACGTGAGAGAGGACGGAACATTTATATGTATCTCCTGCAATAATGGATTCCCCTACGAAGTAAGCGATTGTGGGCATTATATAAGCCGGGAACACATGTCTACCAGGTTCAGTGAAGAGAATTGTAATGCTCAATGTATTACCTGTAATCGTCACAATAGCGGAAACATTGAAGGATACAGACGAGGACTTATAAGAAAATATGGAGAGTCAACAGTACTCTCTCTGGAATCTGCTAAATATCAGATCAACAAAATGTCCGAAGCTGACTATAGGGAAAAAATCTCCCATTATCGACAAGAGGTCAAACGATTGAAACTAGAGAAGGAATGGATCAATATAAAGGATTCCAAATAAACAACATATGGAACTATTAAAATTATGAATGTCATATATGTGTATTTAATCTTCCGAAAGAAAGGTTACGCATTCGGTTCATTGAGTGCTGTATTCGACTATCTGACTGAAGATGACGTAGGTATCAAGAAAACTACCCTGCTTCACCGGTCAGGCAAACTACCATTGACCACCCGGCGAGCTATCATTAACAAATTACCAATACTAAGAAAAAAGAGAAATGACAAAAAGGACTGATTCGAAAATAAAATGCGATTGCCGGTACTGTAAACATGCCGGTCCCGTAATGAATTTCATGGTTTCATGTTCAATTCATAATTGCAAGCGATCTGTAGGAATAAGGGTGTGCCCATACTTTGAAAAAGGATGTTCGATAAAATAACAATGAAGGCAACCATAGACATAGCCGACATTGATACGATTGTTCTCCGGAATTGTCTGGAACAATGCACGGAAGGTGATGAAGTTTACTATAAATCGACATCATATGCCAACTTTGATGGTTGTTTTATTGAAATTCGGGGAAACTGTTTAAAATGCGCATGTTCAATATGTAAGCTCTACAGCAAGGGAAAGACCGGTAAACTTGACAATAGTCGTCCAATAACTTTCGCTATGTCTGTAAGGACCATAAAGGAGCTTCTTCTGCGCCTATGTGTAAAGATCGAAAACGCAGTAGTGATTTACTATGAGATCGGAACAACAATGAAAATGACGCATTCGGCAGACTGCTATATCAAACAGATGGAAGAGATATTTGATCGGACCCTTTGGAATGATGCCAATTTTGATGACTATCGGCAGGCTACGACAAATAAAAGCAAGTATGTCCGCAAAGTTCTGAAGGTTTACGATAAAACATTCGAAGCTGGCGAGAAAGGCCGGAGAGTCGGAGACAACATCTTGCGTATTGAAACAATGTACAGGCATCAATCTGTACCAATGCTTGAATTTATAGATTGCTACTTCTTATCAAAAATAGGCCGAATATTCTATAAAGATTGGTCAGAGATACGCTTTGTAAGGGAATTATCTGCGTTGAAAGGCATAAAAATCTCCCAGCTTGACAAAGCCAGGGAGATTCACCGGATCGGAGTAACACGATACAAGGAGCATTATAAGCAGATGTATATAGACGGGAAGCTGACAAAAAAGCAATGGGAGACAATTCGAAATTTCGCCAACAGCTGGTCGAAAGAATGCGGTAAATACGTAGAAGAAATCGGTGAGTTGGAGAAAGAATTTAAAGACAAGCTCCTGGCTAATTATCAGATAGGGATTTTTACGCCCATTCGTAATAAAATATAAACAGCTGATAATCAAACGATTATCTGTTTTCAAAGAAAGCACCATATGGTGCACAAATAATTAACTGTAAATCAATAGATTACATAAAAAAAGATTCAATTTTAACAATTTACGGCAACTTGTCCTATACTGCCCGCAGGGCTGTTTGGTAACAAACATAAGAGGGCAGTTTAACTATAACTTAAAAATTAGATATATGGCAAATAAAGCATCGGGCAGAATATTAATGGAATTGCCCATCAAGCGTGGAACAACTAAAAACGGGAAAGACTGGGAGAAGAGAGAATATGTTATGGAAACCAATGAGAGATATCAGACGAAAATGAAATTCTCCCTTTATAGCTGGGACGGTCCTGTCGACAATCCTCCCAAGGTAGGAGATAAAATCGAAATATCTTTCTCAGTTGAGGCCAAGGAAAACAAAGGAGCTTGGTATAACGAAGTAAAAGCATATGGCATTGATACACAAGAATGATGAAATTCTACTTTGAATAATAACAATTCAGAAATGAGCAAATTTAAAGTAGGAGACATTGTTCCATATCGCAATACGAGAGGGAACATAAAGAAGGCTGAAATCACTTCCTTTGAAACTGTAGATAATGGAAAAGTCTGGTTCCATGGTATTGACACGGATACTAAAGCAAAAGTCTGGTATCCTGTACATATATCCGAAAAACTAACTGAACACCCAATAAAGATATGAGCAAAGAAAGATTACAAGAGATAGCAAAGGAATTGGCTAATAATGCCAATATGCCGTACTGCTGGGAAGATATCTATAATCGTTTGATTGGTGGTTATCCCCTTCCATTTAAAGTAGAAGTCAAATAGCGTAAAACCATTGAGTAATGAAGAAAATAATGTTTAACGATAAATACGGCTTAACACAGGCTGTATTGGATGGTCGAAAGACTATGACGAGAAGGGCCTTCTATATTCCTGATAAATTGGCTCTTACATATTACGTTGAGACGGATAATCTTGTTATTTGTGAGACACAGCACAACGGGGATGTTATAGAATGGCGGGATAGTAACGACAATGTGCATATGACATTCCAACCTAATTACGAAGTCGGCGAAGTGGTCGCAATTGCACAAAGCTACAAGGATTCAGGGTATGATGCAGACTCATTAGATAGACATCCGAAAGATTTGAGTGTTCGCGGTCTTATGAAGGATTCCGCAGGATGGAATAACAAAATGTTCGTTAAGTCGTATGCTTGTAAGCATCACATAAAGATAACTAATGTAAAAGTAAAACGTTTACAAGACATATTAGATGAAGATTGCATAAAAGAAGGTGTTTATAGGCTTGATTCTGCAAATGGAAGTGGCGGTATTGCTTATTCTTTCGCTAATGCTTCCGATAAAAAACATATCGGACTATATGATACTCCCCGTGAAGCCTTTGCCGCTTTGATAAACAAAGTATCCGGAAGAGGAACATGGGAACGTAATCCTTTTGTTTGGGTGTATGAATTTAAGCTGTTTGACTAATAACAAAGAAAAAAATGAAGCAAATGTATAAAGTCCTATTCTCTTATAAAGAAGACAGCCCGTCAGGTGGAAACACGCAATTTTCTGGATATAAAACAGAAACCAAACTATACGATGCTGAAAACGCGGAAGAGCTTCAAGTAAAGATTGATAAGTTCTTAGCTGATAATAAATGCGGTTATAGAACTCACATAATAGTGCGTGATATAACTAAATTATAATTCAATACAAAAGTAAGAATGAATCAATTCGAGATGTTCCTCGGATTGATATTTAAAAAGGAACTTGCAAATCTTAGAAGTATTTTCAAGGATTTACGTAAAGCTAAATAAAAAGAATTGATATGGGAAAGAAAAAGAAGATTTTGACTAAAAAAGTATATTCCCGGATCACACCGGAGAATTATAAACGATTGGAAACCATAGCCTCAAAATACGGATTCAAAAGCGTATATGAAATTGTACAAAGTTTAATACATTGTTTTCTTCGTGCATCGGACCCTGAGAATGATCCTCAAACAGAAGTCCTTCCTTACGATATAGAATGTATGTTTAATGAACTTTCTGAAGCTGAAAAGCATGTAGAATTTAACAAGCCAAAGCGTAGATGTTCTTGTAAATCAGTAAGCAATGAGTAGAAACAAAACATATATCAAATATATCAATTCCAAAGAATGGAAATCTTTGCGAATTAAAAAGCTCATTAATACCCCTATATGTGAATGCTGTGAAAAAGATGGAAGGATTACAGTAGCTACAGAAGTACATCATATAACACCTGTAGAATCAGTTGCATCAGCAACTCAGATGAAGCAGCTAATGTTTAATTATTCCAATCTAATGAGCGTATGCCATGCTTGCCATTCCGATATTCATCGAAAAATGTTCAGCCACTCCAAAGCCGCAATTAAAGCCAATAACAAAAGGATAACCGAGTCGTTTGTAGACAAGTTTCTAAAATAAAAAGAAAGGGAATAGCTATTTACTATTCCCTTAATTGCCTTTGCACGGTTCACAGGCAAAGGCGGTGTCAGATAACAGCTGTATTAACCAACTGAAAGTGAACCGATTTTATTCCCAATATCCTTTAAGGCACGATTAAAGATTTCAAGTTCTTTCTCATTCAGAGTATATACTTGGCCTCGGACTTTATACCCGTTAATACGTTGATATAACCAGGCTCGACTCTTGCCAAAGTAATTCTTTGCAATATATGACACGGGTATTAAGTCTACAATATCATTCATCTGTTCCCGTATTGTGAGCTTTCGTTCTATTGCTTTGACATTATCAGTGATAGTATCAAGAGCCTTATCTAAGTGCTTTCTAATGGCTTCTTTCTCTTCTGGCTTGGTATATAAAGCCTTCATCTCGTACAAGTGTGCATCAAGTTCATCTCCATGCAAACTATCCATCTTTAACAAGTCTTCTTCTAATGTTCTCATATCATTATTTGAGTTATGCTCCTCCGAAGAGGAGCGATTACTACTTCTTTAATTTCTCTTTTCTTTCAAGGAGTTCTGATATCCTTTCGAGTATCGCATCAGTACGTTCTTCATCATCTTCTTTTCCAATCTCCAGTATAAGTACTTTGCGTTTCCATTCTCTAAGGTTTTGTTTCTCCTTCTCTATTTCGAACTCAATCTGTTCCAGTTCATTCAGTTCTCTCATGACGTTGTTTTAAAAGGTTAATACTTTGTTTATCTGACATTACAAAGATACATAATCATTTGTATATGTACAATAGAATGAGATATTATTAAATGGTTTGATCAAACAAATAGGGATTTCCCTATCATTACTCCAATTGTGAATATTAATTAAAATTAACCATAAATTCATACAAGGGGGTATCATTTTTTTACAATCCCATGTACACTCATGAAACCCACGCCTTCCCTTCCGCGCACACGCGGCACAAATTATACCCGTGGGGGGTAATGCTAAAGTGTCACCCATATACGTCAGAAAGCGTGTACATATAAAAAGGCGCATGGAAATCTACGAAGATATAGAGAAAAAAATACGAAAAGCAATGAGAGAACAAGGGACTTATTCTAAGGCAATGGAAATTTCCATCTCTCTTGCTGCCGGCTCATATATGGCTTATCTGAAGGCCCGGAACGAAGTCTCCAAATTGGATAAGGTATGCATGACAAGAATCAGCCGCGAAAACAATGAGTATAAAGTGGTGAATCCCGAATTTTCCGTAATGCAGGATGCGGCCGAACAAACCCGCAAGGCATTGCGAGAGTTGCGTTTAACCCGTGCTACCATAGAAGCGGATGATGAAAACGATGAAGTAGACGAACTGATTAAAAAAGTCGAGAATGCTGGAAAAGAATGATCTCATACAGCTAAAGGCCCGGACACTTGAAAGATTACAGGAAGTCAATGTCGAGGATTATGCGCTTGACCAAACGGACGTCAGGTTGAAGGATTATGTGAAATCAGCGATAAGCCATCCTGACGATCATAATTTGTATGAACTGTTATCTATCCTTCGCTTCTTTCGTTTGCTGGACGCGTATATTTTCAAACCAACAGAGGTCAAGAAGTTTATCGTATTCTACGAGAATCTAAAATTTTCGGGATTGAAAGGACGCGTAAAGTATCGTCTTACCCCAATTCAGGTATTTCAGTTTGCCAATATCCTTGGTTTTTACCGTACGCCCGAAAAAAGGCTTTGCAGGGACGCCCTATTATTCGTACCACGTAAGTATAGCAAAACGACATCGGTTGCTTCACTGGCAATATATGATTTGCTGTTCGGTGATGCTAATGCGCAGGCATATGTGGCTGCAAATAGCTATGATCAGGCTCAGATATGTTTCGGAGAAATAAAGAATATTTTGAAGAGTCTTGATAAGCGGTTTAAGAACTTCAAAATAAACCGGGAACAGGTATTTAGCAAAAGGCGGGGAAGAACGTCTTTCGCCAGATGCCTTGCGTCGAATCCCGACAAGTTGGACGGACTCAATGCGTCCACCGTTATTCTTGATGAATTCAGCCAGGCGGATAGTGCCGAGCTGAAGAATGTCCTTACATCGTCTATGGGTGCCCGTGTCAATCCTATGACTATTGTTATCACAACAGCCAGCGATAAATTGGAAAGTCCGTTTGTGAATATGCTCAATTCATATAAGGCGGTACTCCGTGGAGAAGTAGAGAACGACTCCATCTTTGCGCATATCTTTGAACCGGATGTCAATGATGCCGAAGATGATCCGCACACATGGGCAAAGGTACAGCCTCACCTGGGAATCACAGTACAGGCGGATTACTATGAGAATGAGTACAGGAAAGCTCAGATGACCGCAGAGGATATGCTTACTTTCAGGACCAAGCTGTTGAACCTGTTCGTGCAGGATGAGGCCAAAGTGTGGTTTACTTCCGGAGAAATAGAGGCTATGTGCAAAGACGACAATGATTTGGAAACACTGAAAAATCGTCCGGACGCGATGGTCGCAGTCGATTTGTCCGTTTGTGATGACTTTAGTTCTGTAAGTTATAACATTTACTTGCCTGAGATCAAGATGTTTCATATTCACAATGATTATTACTTCCCGCGTAAAATGCTGATATCTCATCCGAATCGTGAATTATACGAAAGATGGGCGGCAGACGGATATCTTCGATTATGTGACGGAAATGTGATAGATTACCGGATGATAGTAAATGACATCAATGCCCTCAACAGGGAAAGCATACGGATACTTAATATAGGATATGACCCTTACAAAAGTATGGAATTCGTGAATATGATGGGTGCCAGTGGTGCAAAGAAAGTGCTCCAGCCAATAAAACAAACCTACGGGACATTTACCAGCCCGGTTGAAAGTTTCGAAATAGCAGCAAGGACCGGACGTGTTACCTTTAACTACAATCCGATCAACTGGTATTGCTTCGGTAATGCTGTCATTGACGAAGACAGGCTGGAGAACAGGAAGCCCATTAAAAAATCCCAGAATGCTAAAATAGACGGTGCTGTAACATCGGTAATGACCTTTTACTTATATAATAATTTCAGAAAATGAATAACAGCTTAAAGTTTTGGAAAAGAAAAACGGATACAGCACCCGTTGAAGAGCCTGTCAAGGAGAGGGGATACTTCGAATCTGTAGCTTCACCAGATGTAACAGTACGTAATATAGCTGCAAAAGCTCAGACAGTTGAAGGACCGGAAATGGCGATGAAGCTGGCGACCGTATATCGGTGCGTATCCATACTTAGCGGTAGTATTGCCTCCCTGCCTCTGCAGTTGAAAAGAAAGAAGAACGGAGTCTTCATGGTGGATGAGGCCAGTGAACTCAACTATCTGTTATCTGTTGCCCCAAACAGCAGGCAGACAGCATACGAGATGATAAGAAACGCCATCACACAGGCGGTTAATCTAGGGAACGCCTATATTTACCCGGACTGGTCGGAAGGAGAGCCGAAAAGTCTGACATTACTGAGTCCTGGCAGCGTTACTTATGATAAGTTTTTGAACTTCTATATCGTAAACGACCCCATTAACGGTATATATAAATCTCTTGAATGCGATGAAATTATTCATCTTCGCAATATAAGCCTGGATGGCGGATATACAGGAGAGAGTACGATCCGCTATGCCTCCCGGATTATGAGTGTGGCATACAGCGCAGACGAAAAGAGTCTTGATATGTTTCAGCCCGGCAGCACATATTCGGGATTTATCAGTGGTAACGACGATGATCAGACAACCGGATACGAACAATACAACGAAACCCAGCTGAAGGATGTTTCCGACCGTTTCCGGAAAGAATTGAGATCCGGTGAAAGCATCACATATCTTCCCGGACAATTAAGATTCAACCAGCTTTCCATGTCCCCTGCTGATATACAGCTGTTGGAGAAGCAAAAATTCTCTGTTTTAGACCTGTGTCGCTTTTATGGCGTCCACCCTGACAAAGCATTTGCCGGACAAAGTCAAAATTATAAAGCCAGCGAGATGAGTCAGGTGCAATATATGACTGATACCATCCAGCCTTATTTGCGGCAAATTGCAAATGAGTTCTTTGTGAAATTAATCCCCAGGAGTGTTGCCGCGAAATATCGTATAGAATTTGATCTGGAAGCATTCTATCAGACCGACCTGGAAACGATGGCATTAAACATGGAGAAGTGTATCCAGTATGGAATCTATACAGTGAATGAATACCGCCAAAAAAGGGGAATGCCGCCTGTGGATGGAGGAGATGTCGCAATGATTAGCTGCAACGTAGCTCCTATCAACAGTCCGAAAATAAACGGTGAAGTGTTAAATAATAGCAATAACGGAGATAAAAACGAGGAAAAACCGCAAGAAGTGCCACCCAAGAATAAGGAAACCTCAGCAGTATAAAAGGAACAAGCATGGAAAATTTGGAAATCAGAAGTTTTGGCGGTGAGGCATCTCCCAAATTGGTATCGGAAAGAACAATTGAGGGATATGCGGTAGTAGTTGGTCAAGAAAGCAAATATATGTATGATCCTGTATTGCGTAAATGCTTTATTGAAATCATAGAGGCAGGAGCCGTTGACGAGGAACTGATCAAACGCAGTGATATCAGAGCGCTTCTGGAACATAACAGAGAAAGACTCCTCGCTCGGAGTGGCATGGGAAGCGGATCGCTGAGACTCCACCTGGATAATTACGGTTTGGGATATGCTTTGGACGCTCCTGATACTCCTGATGGAAAATTTGCCGTTGAAATGGTGAAAAGAGGAGATTTGTTCGGATCATCTTTCGGATATCGGACCGATGAGCGGAAAAACGTCGAATGGATAAAACGGTCTGACGGAATTTTGCTTAGAAAAGTGCATAAAATTGATATGATCAGTGAAATAAGCATCGTGGCAAGCCCGGCTTACATCGGAACACAAGTGAATGTACGAAGCATAGAAGACACCTTCGAACATCCGGACGAGAGTTATAAAAAAGAAATAGAAGAATTAGAGCAAAAAATAGTCGAGCAAGAAGGGGAAATAACAGAAAAGGAAACATCAATGCCCGGTTGGGCGAAATGGCTGACTTATTGGATACCAATAAAAGAAGCCTGACACCGGATGAAATTACAGAAAAAGAGGCTTTGGTACAAGAAAAAGAAATTCTCCAATTGCGTACGGCCCGTATGGTAAATGATGAAGAACGCGTATCCGAACAGGAGATGCGCTCTGAAGTTGCTTTTGCCGGAGCGGTTGCCTCATTTGTGCACAACCGTTCTCTTCCGGAAGGATGTGACGGAATCATGAATGGAAATTCCATCGATATTCCTTTGACCCGTGCCGCTACGATTCAAGACACCACCACCGTGGCGCCTCTCATTCCGATGACCATCGGGGAAATCATCCAGCCTTTGGAAAAAGGCTTAATCTTGGGTAAGGTGGGATGTAAAATGCAGTACGGTCTTGTCGGTGACTGGGTGTTGCCTGTTGTTGCCGGCATTGAAGCTACTATCGAGGATGAAAATGCGGAGGTAGCAGACACCACAATTGACATCTCAAAAATTAAGCCGTCTCCCAAACGGGTATCATTGGCTATCCCCGTAAGTAATCGTGCGATAGATCAGAGCAATAGTGCATTGCTTGAAATCGTACGTACCCAAATGACAATGGGATTAGAGCGATTGCTGAACAAATGGATGTTCCAGACAACCAAGATTACCTCAAAGGCGTCTGATGGTTGCTTTGTGGCTGCTACAGCTGCCCCGGCAGTTACTACCGAAGCGGGTGCTGACTTTACATGGAAGAATGTGGTGGCTTTGAAGGGAGCTGTATTAAAAACAGGCGTCGTCTTTGACGGAACAGCAGCCTATGTCTGTTCGGCAACGACTTACGCTGAACTGGAAGCTACCCCGAAAGATGCCGGCAGTGGTTTGATGATTCTTGAAAACGGGAAAATCAACGGATATCCGGTATTCATGACAGAATACATTGGAGACGGTGTTCTCGGATTCGGTATATTCAACTACGAACTTGTGGGACAGTTTGGAAAAATGCACATGATAGTAGATCCGTATACAGGTTCAAAGAAAAACCTTATCTATTTCGTACTGAATACGGATTTCGATATGCTGACTGTACGTACGGAGGCTTTTGCCGTAGCAAAGAAAACTCCGAAAGCTTAAAAACATAGGGACGGCAGCCCCGTCCCTTTACTTCAACAAGGCATGAAACAGTATATTACCCTAGAGGAAGCTAAAATGCAAATTCCCGGATTTGTGGATTATGGAGAGCAGGACGAGTATATAACGGGATGCATCCTGGATGCGCAGGCCGCACTTGAAACCCGCTTGCAATCTCCTCTATCAGAATATGAGGATGAGCAGGGGTGTATTCCCAGAGATTTGAGACGGTCTATCCTGATAACTATCAGTGATTTCTATGATAACCGTTCCGATATTGTGTTTTCTAAGCCTTACAGTATAGGAAGAGCCGCCGCATTATCGGCTCCATTTATAAAATTCAGAGGAGCAGAAGAGGATGGTACCACGTGAAAGAATAACATTTGAAAAAGAGACAAAGGGTAAAAATCCAAATGGATCACCCTGGAAATCTTATGATCCAATTCAGGGATTATCCAATGTACCTGCTGAAAGACGGAAAGCGCAGCCGAACATAGGGGACGGATTAAATGCGAAGGAAGAATTTATTGATATGAAAATTGTGCTATGGTGCAGATTTCATCAAAAGATGATGGAAGCTTTCCGCATTTCATATAATAATCAGTATTACCGGATTATTGACATAAACAGGAAATATCAGGACAATAGTTGTCTGATAACCTGTGTAAAAAGCGATACGTAATGGATATACTTACAGTCAGGCAGATTGATATAAACAAGGTTAACGAATTTGTGTGTGACCTTGAAAACTTCGAAAAGGATAAGGCTGTACGTGCCGGTTTATACGCCGGAGGTTCTATTCTGAAACGAGGTGGAGTGATGAGACTGAAGTCACGCATGAAATCTCCTTATGGACATAAAGGAAATCTTATCAAAGCTTTTCGTGTACGCGTAAAGAGAAGCAAGCTGGGAGTACTATCCGGCTTTGGTCAGCCGGAAGGAAGACATAGCTGGCTAATCGACCAAGGCACCGGAATTCGTCGCACTAAGAACTATGCCAGCAGAGGGTACGGACCGGCTTTGCGTTATTGGGAAGACACTCGGGCGGAAGATGGAAGTAAAGCCATGAATGCGGTGATGGACGGGATAGAACGGGCAGTTAAACGAATGAAAAATGGAAAATCATGAAAATTAGTCATTACGAAGCATCGACAGCAATCAGAGAAATTTTATTAGCCGATCCATCTATTGTGGAAGTATTGGGTGATAAGATATTCCCGCTTATAGCGGATGAAGGGACGGATGGAGACTACGTTACTTTACAGCGAGACGGTTTTGTGCAAGGTGTAACCAAGATGGGAATTGCCAGAAGAGATCCGTATGTATATGTCTGCGTAGTGAGTGCCGACAGCCAACGGTCGCAAGATATAGCTAAACTGATATCTGAGGCTGTTGAGGGGGAATTTGCAGATCCGGATATGGAAATACGCCTGGAAGATGATACAGAGGAATATGAGGCGGGGAAATATATACAAGTCATGAAGTTTTTAGTGATACTATAACAAGAATTATCAATTGTAATTAAAACAATAAATTTAAAAATTATGGCAGGAGTAAAATTAGATTCAAGAAAAGATATCTACAGAGGTGAGTTCTTTGTATTTGCCGACGATCAGCCTATCGCTTTTGCATCAAGTGCAACACTGGAAGTAACTACCGAAGAAATAGATGTCTCAAACAAAATGATGGGCGACTGGACCGGCTCCCTTCCTGGAAAGAAAAGCTATACAGTTTCTTCCGAGTCATTAGTAACTCGCAAAGAAGGCGCTATGAGTTATGATACCCTGTTGGCTAAACAGATAGCAGGTGAAACACTATCATTTTATTTCGGAGAGGCAAAAGCTGCGGATAAGGACAATTTTGGAGGAACCTTTGAGAAAGATACTGCAAAGATGAGCTATACCGGAGAAGTGATGATTACATCGATGTCTATCTCATCCGAGGCCGGACAGATAGCTAAATGTAGCAGCGCTTTTAAAGGTATCGGAGGTCTGACGCCCACCGCAGGCGGAGCAGCGGAAAACGCAGGCGCATAAAACGAGTTAGTAACAAATGTTCTTAAGGCGGTCCTGTGATGGCCGCCTTATTTAATATAAAGTATCATGGTCTCATTAACAATATCACTTTGTATCATATATACAATATTCCTGTCCGCTAAAATCATCAATGAGAAATGTAATCGTCATAGTCCGCCATCTGTACCGGAGACTTCAGTTCCTAAAAAGAGATTCTCTCTAAATATGAAGATGAGGCTGAATCTGAAAGCCATAATACGATGGGAACAGATCAGGCAGAAATCCTTCTCTCTAATGGATTATTCAGATAAGGATGACATAGATGCACTACTGTATACCACAACGATATGCAATAATGAAGATGTGATATATACCTTCGATGTTTTTCGGGGAACATTGTCCAACGAAAAGCTGGTACAGGAAATGATCTTGAAATTGGAACGTGAAACATCAGTATTAAGTCAGTTTCAGAGGGAGCAGGAGAAACAGGACATCGTGAATTCCAACTCCCTTCCGGAAATGATCAGCGGTATTGTTTCGGTTCTCATCATATCCGGACTGGATGCACATTACGTGCTTAATGAAATGGAGATATGCGACCTTCCACTCTACATAGAGGCATACGAAAAGAAACGAAAAGAGGAGATGGAAAGCGCCCGGATGTGGACATATCTCACCATTCTCCCGCATATCGATGCACGAAAGATGGAAAATGGAGCTAAGGATCTGATCACTTTCCCTTGGGAGGAAGCGGAGAAGCAAGCGGAAAAAGAAATCAAAGAAACTGAGATAGAAAGATTTGAATTATTCATGCAAAAGGGCAAAGACCTATTAAATTTATAAGATCATGGCAGGACGTTTAAGTTTCAGTATAGCAATAAACCTCTTAACAGAGAACTTTAAGAGAGGTACTAATCAGGTAAAAGTTCCATGCAGATGCAGATTCTCACCTTCGCTGCGGCATTAGGTGCAGGCGGACTCGGACTAAGTAACCTTGTTTCTCGTTTCATTGATGTAGCCCGAGAAACAAACCGTGCTACCACCGCATTGAAGAATGTCTCCGGCACAATGTCCCAATATGCGGATAATCAGAAATATCTGCTCGATCTGGCTAAAAAATACGGATTAGAGATTAATGCCCTGACGGCTAACTACGCAAAATTCACGGCGGCTGCTTCCATATCCGGTATGTCCATGATCGATCAACGAAAAGTATTCGAATCCGTCTCCCGGGCATGTACGGCCTTCGGTATGAGTGCGGACGACAGTAACGGAGTTATGCTTGCATTATCCCAGATGATGAGTAAAGGCAAGATCAGCTCCGAGGAATTGCGTCTGCAGATGGGAGAACGTCTTCCTGTTGCTCTTCAGGCTATGGCAAAAGCTGCAGGTGTTTCTGTCGCTGGTCTGGACAAGTTACTCAAACAGGGTAAACTGATGAGTAAGGATGTGCTTCCTAAATTTGCTGAGGCGCTTAATGAGATGATTCCTAACGTTGATACTGATAACTTGGAGACATCTGTAAATCGACTGAAAAACGTCTTTACAGAGTTAGTGAACGGCACGGATATACAAAGTAAATATAAAGCTCTGATAGACTGGCTGACCAATATTGTTAAATCGGCTGCTGACAATATAAAAAGCATTGTTACCTATCTTGTTGCAGCTGTTTTAGTCATGGTTACAAGTCGGCTGGTCAATAAAATTATTTCCTCTATTGCCAAAGCCGAATTAGCCGCCAAGTCAGCAGCACGTCGGGCGGCCAAGGATGCAGGACAGAAGTTTGATGAAGTTGCATGGAAAGCGCAAAAGGCCGGTGCTTCTATCAGAATGGCTTTCAGCAAAGCGATGTTATCAATTAAGGCAACTCTCATTTCTATGGCTCCAACAGCAATACTTGCGGTCATAGGGGCTATCGTTGCTAAATTTTATAATGCTTATAAAGAGTCACAACGAATAAAGGGCTTGTTTGACAATTATCTGAATCGAATGAATCATGCGGCAGAGTCGAACTCAGAAATTGTAAAAGTTAAAGCCTTGTTATCAGAGTACAATAAAGTTAATTCATCATTAGATTACAAAAAACAAATATTAGGGAAAATCAATGGTATTCTCGGTACTGAGCTAAAAACCAACCAAGATGTAAACAAAGAAATATCTAAACGCATAGAATTGCTTGAAAGTGCAGCAAGAGCCGAACTGGCAGCAAAGGAAGTAGCAGAAAGCGAAAATGAATTACGCAAAATAGGCTCAAAATCCTACAACGGGAAGACAGTACAGGAATTGGCTCCTGATTGGGAAATAGCTCGCGGAGATTTGGTTAAAGAAGAGAGGTTCAAAGCAAAGCATAAAGTGTCAATGGTTGACGCTATAGGATTTGAAAATGGCTTAAAGGATGATTTGAATGCTTATATTGAATTCTCAAAAATACTCAGTGATGCGAAATCGAGATTAGGAACTGAGATTTCTAGAAGCACAACAATTACAACACCGACTACTGATCCGGATGATGACAAAAAGAAAAAAACTCCTCTTCAGAAACAGCAAGAATCTTATGATAAACAATTTGAAGAGCTAGGCGCTGAATTAGAGATCGGAAAGATCACTCAGGCAGAGTATAATAAAGCCCTGGGAGAACTGAACATCAAGATGTACGCCCAAGCCAAAGGAACAGGTGATAAAGAAGTGCTTGAGAGTCAATATTTTCAGAATATTAAGACCGCTGCTGAGAAAGCGATAAGAAATCAAGATAAGAATGTTGCTCTTGTTGAGTTTGAGAAGGTGCAGAAGGATTACAATGCAAAGGTCAGGGAAGCCCAAGCGCAGCAAGCCAAAGGGCTTATCTCTCAGAAAGAATTGAATTCCAATATAATTTCACTTTCCGTTGATGCGGCAAAATCCGCTGCCGGCATTAAAGGCATTGGAGATGAAGCAGATGTGTTTATTTCAGCTATGCAACTGAATGCAAAGATACTTGCTTCTCCAATTAAGATAAAGCCTCGCGACGCAACTTTTGACTACAAGAAAACCAAAGTTGATATTGCCTCTGAAAATCTGGACAAGGCAAAAGAATTGGCGGACAAATATAAAGAGGAAGCAAGAATTATCGGGAAGACATTATCAGATGAGGTTGCGAATGCTATGGCTGACGTTCCATCGCTGGAAGAGGCATTAAAACTGGCACAGGTCCAGGAAGATATCAAAAATTTCACCAAGGAACTTAATCAGATGGAATGGGATGGTATTAAAAATGTCGTATCAACTGTAGATGGATTGGTGTCGGCATTCGAACGCCTGAAAGATGCATTTGATCCGGAACAGGAAGCTACTAAATGGGAAAAGTTAATGGCCATTTGGAATATGTTTTCCGGAATTGCAGATGGATTCTTGTCGGTGATGAAAACAATTGAAAGTATTACGGAATTAACAAATAAGCTCACAAAGGCGAAGGAAACAGAGGCGGCTATTGATACGGCTACTACCGGAACAAAAGTTGCGAATAAAACGATAGAAACTACAGCAGAAATTACTGCTCTTGCGACTCAAACGGCGGCAGAGGTCGCAGCATCATCAACAAAAACTACAGCTGCATCTGCGGAAATGGCTGCAAAAAGTACAGCAGCATATGCATCTATTCCTTTTGCAGGAGTAGGTCTTGCTGCTGCTCAAATTGCAGCCATGGAAGCATTAATATTAGCCGCCTCCATTCCTAAGTTCGCTAATGGTGGTATTATTACCGGCGGTCCTTCATCCGGAGATAAGATATTAGCTCGTGTTAATGCCGGTGAAATGATACTCAATCAAGGCCAGCAATCTCATTTATTCGAAGCGATTAATTCCGGAAGATTGGGTGGAGGTGGAAATATATCTTCATCGGTAACAACCAGGGTCCGGGCAAAGGATCTGATTCTGACTATCAACAATGAACTTAAATCACAAGGGAAAAAGCCTATATCATGAGCTACGGACTAATATATACAATACCATTTGCCGCAATAGATAACATTCCATGTGTTGTGGAGATAGAGAAAGAAAATTATTCGGGTGAAGTCATTGAGTTGGTTGCGGGGGCTTCACCATTCACTGTCGATATTGCAGATGAAGAATTCCTGTATACGCCTGTCAGGTTCAGTACTGCGACAATTCGCGTAGTAGGCAGCGATTATTTGCAGAGTCTATTTTCCACAGCCTATCAGCAATACCGGGTTATATTCAAAAGAGATGGGGTAGTAACGTGGTATGGGTATATCAAGCCGGAACTATATACACAGAATTACAGCTCCTCTAAATTCGAACTGGAGATAGAGTGTATGAGTGCGATGTCCACGCTTGAATTTATTGATTATGACGTAACCGGAAGCAGAAAGGAATTTGTCTCGTTATGGAGTTTACTACAGAAATGCATCAAAGCAACTTCTGTACAATATAATGCAGTATATATCCCATACGTCTATGCGAAAAACGAAAAGGAATATTTATCAGGCGGAAGTAATATACTTTGGGAGATGAGAATTAGTGAACAGAATTTCTTCGATGAAGACAACAAAGCGCTGAAACTTAAAGAGGTACTCGAAGAAGTATGCAAATTCCTCCACTGGACCTGTGTAGATTGGCGAGGAGAGCTTTTCTTTGTCGATATAGATCATAACGGAGTATATCATAAATATAACAGTGGACTGATCGAGAAAGCAGATGCAGTATTTAATAATCTCATCGTACAAAACATTGGATTTACCGGATCTGATCATTCTCTGGATGTACTCCCTGGCTATAATAAAGTAACAGTGAAATGTAGCAATTATCCTATCCCTGAAACTTTAAACTTCAGTGTTAATTATGACGACCTGGACAGATTGGCTACCTTACCAGATATAACATCCGGAGATGACGTGTCGCATCGCATCCTCCTGAATCCAGGGGATTTGGAGATGTATCAATACCAACAATTCGCTCATCGTGTAGATATAAACGAATACAAAAACAATATAGAAGCGGATAATCTTTTAGGCGCTATCCCTATGAGGTATTGCAACTACAAAATGGTAAATAAGGATGGTGGTAAGGTTCCCGATATTACAGAGTATAGCTATACTGACGTTGTTAGAATAAGATTGAAAAACAAAGATGGGGTAGCATTGGGTGGATATGTTCCAGTATTTATATTGCGAAGTCCATGCGTCGCATATCCTCCAGGGGTATTTTGTATAAATGCCTCTGTCAGGTATTTCCAAAACGAACCTTTATCTCCATTGTCAAAGGACAGATGGGGAGGAAACTTATTAATCGGAACCAAATTATTTATTGGTCATATAGACCTTACGACTGATGATCCGGTACTCGGAAATAATCTTTATAAATGTACATATTTGTCATTCGGGGCATACGAGAATGAGGGTTATAAAGCGGTCATTAACGACAAGAAGCTAACGGACCCTTATGAAGGCGCATCCGGTAAAATGATATATTCTTCTTTTACGGGAAGTGGAATAACGGCCGGAGAGCTGGAATTTCAACTATTGGCTAGTATGTATCCATCCGAAGTTAATAAATATGGGGTATTCTTACAAAACTTTACTGTAAGATTCATTCCTCGGGATGGAGAGGATACTACATCTAATTCTGATCGTATTTATGAGAACGCGGTTAATGAGAACTACATCAATGAACTCGATGAGATCGAATTGAAAATTAGCTCATACAACCATGATGGCGCGGGTTATGGCAAAGTTATTTTAAGTGAAGATTACCTGAGAGACAATCTTTATTCAGTCATAGAAGAAACTACAGTCCGTCCAGAAGAGCAACTTATTCGACGTATTATCAAACGTTATAATGCCACCCGTATCAAATTAACGCAAGTAATAAAAGCATCTTCCGATATAACTCCTTTATCCCGCTTGTATGACAATTATATGGTTAATAAGAAATTCATCAACGCAGGAGGTACTATCGACTATAAGATGAATCAGTTTCAATGTATAATGATAGAAG